CTTTCATTGCTTTTCTTACTATACCTTCTTTAACAAATCCTGTACCTTTTAACAATCTTTCGTTCCTTTTGTAACCATTGATGCACATTGCCGTTATTCTACCACATTTTATCTGATTAAAGCAGTAATTAAAAACATACTGGACATTTCTTCTCGTACAGCATCGTGGTGTCTTTAATGCTAAATGAATCCAAATATTATAACCATCCCAATCTGAAAATAAAAAACCTCCTAATAATTCATTATCTTCAACAAAACCTAAATAAGAATACCAATCATTAATTGAATGATGAATATGGGCGTGTTTCTTAACATAGTCACCAATGGGCTTTTTCCATTTCTCATCTGTGACTACTTCAATCACTATGCGTATTTTTTCTTTTTCTTACCTTCGCCTAGAACAGTTTTTGCAACATTCGCTTCTTCTTCAATACCTGTAGCATCCGTCATAATCGTTCCTGTAACACCAGAACCTTGACCTCTTACTTTTGCCATTTTTGATTCACCTGAAATAGTAGCTTTTGCTACTGGCCCTGCTGCTACTACTTGTGCAACAGGTGCAGGTGATGGATTGCTTACAAAACTTCTAAAAACTCTCCTTATAAATCCTCCCATATCTCCCTTCCATAATTGTTATCTAGCAAAAACATTAAATTCTGAATCAGTAAATTGTTGTAATGGTTCATAAATTTTTAATCTTGCTTTCCGTAAAGACATTATACAATATCTTAACGCAGAAATTAAGTCATCATTCATAGGTACTATCTTGCCGTCTTTCCTATGGTGCATCCTTAACTCCTCCAGCAGTTTATTCTGATTTTTAAAGATTTTCAATCGTTTTGTCTGCATCCTTACTAACATTTCCATTATACCTGCTTCTACTGAATTACCACCAGTACCTTCTCTTAAACCTTGTTGTGGTGGATTAGTAAACCATTCAGCACACATATTCACACCTTCCTTCTTATACTGTTCGGTTAAATTCTTACCCGATCCTTTATCAGCTTGTCTGCCGTCTTGTGGCCAAATAACTGGAATCCATTTACCCCTAGCTTTAATTGCTGATGAATGAACAGGTACTGTTTCTTGACGTATAGAATAACTATCATAAACATAAGCTGTATCTACATCTCTATCCCAAGCAACCCATACACAAGCTGTAGGGTGATCCCAACCAAAATCTATTCCACATAGTCTAGGCCAATGATTTGGTATATCTATTGGATCACATAATATTTCTTCTTCTACAATCGGAAATACTAACCCCGATCCTAATTGGGGTATTCCTTTTTCTCTCATCTTTCTTTCGTGGGGTGGTAGTGCTTGTAAAACTTGTTCTCTAATTGCTTTTGTCATATGGGGTGCATCATCCCAAGTAGCTTGTATTAATGCTTGTCCATCTTTTAAATCATTTACAAATTGTGCTACAGTTTGTGTCATTCCTTGTTCGGGTGTAAACGTCATATATACGATCCCACCTTTATCGGCTGTTCTTGTTAATGCTTGTGTATAAATTCCTGTGGGTGGTTCTTCATCCAACCAAATAACATCTACAGATTCTCCCATCCATTTCTCTTTACCCATTTCATATGCTTTAAATCCTATTCGTGAATATCCACCTGTAACGTGCTTAACGACTAATGAGTTAATCGCATTAGGTACACCCGCTTTCCTTACAGTATCACCAATATATTTTAAAGGTACTGTACCTGTACCTTTAGCTGTTGGATCATCTGGTTGGCCGACAAGTTCTTTTTGGCAAACATCCCTAGTAGTTTCGTTTGAAACTCCCCCTGCCCAAGCTCTTATGGGTCGGTTAAATCGTTTACCAGCCCACCACGTTGGGTATTTGCCCGTCACGTGATATGCCATTTCCATAGCCCCACTAAAGGACTTGCCGACACGATTACCAGCCATTAACAATCTTTGTGCTGCTAATGTATTATGAAACTTCTTTTGATACTCATACGGCTTATACTCCGCCATAATATTCGTAACTTTGCGTCTTTCCAATTCCTTTGCTATCTTAACTGCTTTTTCTAATTCATCCATCCAATGACTTTCATTACTAGGTATAAGGTTATAAATATAAACATCATTACCAATGCCATATCGTGAGGGAAATTAATCATTTTTTAATAAAACCTGTTTTTCTATTTATAGTATAATACTTCCCTGTTTTAGAACTTCTATAACGAACATTATTCCTTTTACCCCATCGCTTATTCCAAGCCCAACAGCTTATCTTGCCGCCATATCTTTCTAGTAAACTATATATGTAATCCATCATTGTAACCAATTATATACTGCCCTTAATGCTAATACGAAGTACATCAACTCCATAAGAGTTCGGGGAATATCCTTATCCTTCATCCCTATATATACCCAAAATCCACAAGAGATACTAGCTAAAGACCATCCTATCATCTGTGCTATACTATTATAAAACCACCTAGCATCAGACAGGATAAATATACTTGCCATAGCTATAGCAAAACCCCACCAGCGATTTTTAGCTACGTGATAGTATCTAATCTTCATTAGCTTATTATATACCAACCCCCTCAAAAATAAATGCCTTATACCTATTAACATAAGTTAATATTAACAATTTCCCCTCGCTGTGTGAAATAAAGCATTACAATAGAAAATTTTTTGTGTTTTGGGGGGTAGGGGGTTTTTGTTTGTTAATTTATTTTTATTTGTTATTGAATTAGTTTAGGTGTGCAGATTTATGATGATCTTATTACATAATGGATAGGTCGCCTATGATTTGAACAATGCCAAGAACTTATATCGCTTGACTTGGGTTAAGGATTGAGGCAACAGCAGGGCAAGGATGCTTGGGTGAGCTGTGTGTGTGTGGGTCAATGCTTTAAATCAACCTTCTCTTGATGCCATAGAGATAAGGCGAATATAGATGCCATAGAGATGAAGTGAATATTAGAGCAGATACACCAAAGCCCTAAAGGTTTTAATCAATAGGGCTTTAGGTCTTAAATGTTTATTGGTTGCCTTCTAGTATATCTCTTAATGTTTCAATATCAGAACCATCATCATTGAAATCAGATATATCAAGGAATGGATCAACCACTTTTACTACTTCTCCATCTGTCATATCATAAGCAGATTTAACAGATTTAGTTTCCTCTATCTTATCATCTATCTTTTTTGCTTGTTTCCAGCTTGTTATCATTTTAGCCTCTTTCTGTTTATATCTGTATTAGTAATCATCTTAATAGTAATAGCAACCTAAAGTTTTTTAATTTTAATTATTATTGTTATTAAACAAGAAAATGCAATTTACGGCAGTTTGAACCTAAAGCGATTTAATGGAACATAAGCAGAACACACGGACAATTTAAGGTTGACACTCTTTATATAATAAGTATTAATATTAACTTATGTTAAATATAAATAAAGGGGCTTTAAATGATTAAAACAATACAAAGTTTAAAACGAGTTAATAAAAGCTATTTCACACCAGCTAATAAAAGATTTTTTAATGATATTAATTATAAGGTCTTAATGGGTGGAAAATCAAAAACAAGGTTTTTAATTCAGCATACTTATCAATTTAGCGATATGTTTGACGGAGTTAAAAAAGCTGTTTTTGTAGTTAAACCAATATCAGCAGAAGGCAAAATTTTACCAACTATTGAAACATTAAAAGAACTAAACCAAGTCAAGCAATATATGAAGGGGGCTTAATGGCTACGTTAGATATAAATGATCCTAAATACTTTGACCCATTTTTAAAAACTTTAAAGGATAATACTCACATTAATAACCATAATGAAAATTATTCTTTAATTGTTGAAAATTTTGGCAAACTTGACCAAAAAATAGATATGAGGGAAATAGTTAAAATAGTTGATAAAAAAAGACATATTCCTCATATGGTTTTATTAGCTAGGAATTATATGGTTAAGGATGTTTTAAATAATATGGATAATAAACAACTAGCTAATAAAATAAGGGGTTGTCTATGACAGAATATATAATATTCGGGATAATAGACAATGCAGTAATGCTCACGGGGGCATTGTACGGCTATAAGATTGAGAAGAAACTTCCTAAAAAACTACAAACGGGATTTTTAGGGGCAACAATCGGGGCAGGTCTTGGAAATGCTTTTAGTGACTTTCTAGGTGGATTAGGGGCAACAAATTTAAGTCTTGCTTTTGGTTCAGCGATTGGTTGCTTGATTGCTTTGGGAATTATCCCGATTTATTTAAAAATTACTAAAAGAGAGATAGCAGAATGATTGAAATAGCCCATATGCTTTTTGTTTATACCCCTATTGAATTGAGAGTGATTATTCT